GGAGATCACCTTCCCCAACTGAGCGCAACTTCCACAAATTTGCTCGTATGGCTCGACCAACTTGCCATAGAAGCAGGATTTCTTCATTCGTCGCTCACGAGACTCTTTATGTTCTGGGTGAGAACAGACGACTGTGATGATTTCATCTGTCTGTCGTCCTTGGCCCACCTTAGTCATTGGGTTTTCATGCTTCATGCAGCACTGACGGCAGATAAACTCCTCACCACCACGCTTTAAGATGTTTCTGCGAGCAGGTTGCTTGCCCAAGGTTGGGTTCGGCCCTTCGTGATCTGGGTGATCGCAGGGGATTTCGATTTTGTCTGTGCTTTTGTACTTGGCGTACAACTCGTCAAATTGTTCAAGGTTCATTTTTTTGCATTCCCTTTCTTGAGGATGACCAATGTTAGCAAACCTTAAACAAACTTTCAAGCCTAAAATTAAAAACCTAGACGTAAAACTTTCTTCCCTCTGTAAGAATTAACTTACGTTTTGCGCATAGAAAAAGCCCAGTGCAAAATTTGCACTGGGCTTCGTTTCTTCATGCTGCTTTCTTATCTTTTCTTAGGTAAAGATTAGATAATGAAATTCGCAATACTCATGCGGGCGTAAAATTTGGCCCCCTCACGCAGCAACTTTTTTCCGTACCTTGTTAGAATTCCCTTGCGTGGGCAGAAGGATTCTGGGTCCAAGACAACAGGTGTCTGTGTCAGTGGAACGTATGGACAGTAGAAGTAACCTGAGTCCATGTAAGAATCACCCTTGTAACCGAGCAGGATTTGGCCCTGTGGGAACAATGGGTCTTTGTACAGTCTCCAGCGATTGTTGATAGTACCAACATACTGAATACCCAAAGACGATGTGAAGGTCTCCGATGGTGCAGGTGCGAAACCAGCCGTAGCTGTTTCGAACACAGATGCAACTTCTGGGCTTGTAACAAGCCAGTTACATCCACCACGCAGAGTCTTACGGTGAACAACGTTGGAGATTTCGACAACCTTAACGTAGAGCGACTCGTACTTCTCTTTGATTGTGTCGCCGAGAGCGGTGTTGAAGTCCCATACACCGATAGTACCAGCGTTGTTACGAAGGTCGGTCAAGACCTCACGGTCGATTTCCAAGTTGATTTCCTGAGCGAGAACAGCCGTCAGTTCAGCCTCGGCGTCGAGGTTGTGCTGAGAACGAAGGTCTTGCTGTGCTTCATAGGACCATACAGCTTTCAGCTTGCGGGTCTTAGCAGCAATTTCTTCGGACTCGATGACGAGGTTCACTTCTGGAAGGTCTTGGTTACATTCCATGTTGTACTCGTAGGAAGCAACGAAGTGGTTATCACCCGGATCGCTGTTCCATGTGAGTGTGACTTCACCTGTTACCAAATCAAGAGTACCAGCAGAACCCTTCGCAGAAGGAGCGCCGATATCCGTGAATGTGAACGTGCCTGATTCCGAGACCACGAAGGTCTGGACGGCGGTGGAGCCATCATACACAGTACCAGTGAAAGTACCGGCCAAGACTGGAGTATGCTCAAGTGGAGCATAAGCGTAGGTCAGGGCAGCACCGCCAGCAGATGTCGAAGAAACTTCGTTCTGGATGAACTGGTGTGTGTAGAAAATGTCCAAGTTGCCATCACCAGAGGCCAACTGCTGAAGCGAAACGCTGTCGTCAGTTGGGTATCCGCTATTTACAAGATCAGCACCACGAGTGGCACCCTTGTTGCTTGAGTAGCGGAATCTCAGGTAGTACACAAGACCTGTTGGGCCGAGCAATGGCTGGACCGAAACGATCTTGTTAGCAATAAGCTGGGGGTAGATACGACGTACAAGAGGAATCGAAATTCTCTTGAACTGGGCGATGTCGCCCGTATCTGTCATAGCTTCGTTGAGAAGCCTTTGGTTCTCAAGAAGAACAGAGGCGGTCGCTCTCTCGTATCGGTTTGTAATACCGTCGAGCATTGTGCGGCCATTCGCAAGTGGTCTTGACCAACGTGCTTCAATCTCTCGTGCTTCATTAAGAAAACGTGCGTTTACAGACATGTTTGTCTCCTATTTCTTGTTATTCTTACTTCTGTAGGTCATCACCCATAGGGATGCCCGACAGCACTAGAAGGTCATTTAGCGGATCGCTAACAGACTCGTTAACAACCCTTTTTTGGTGCTTAGCTTCTGGGTTGGCATATTCAGAAAGAATCTGATCTGCTCCCATGGCTCTTTGTCCTCGCCCACTTGCATTCGTTCTTCTATTCGTGCGTGCTGTTCTTTCGATTTTGGCTGCTTCTGTAAGCAAACCATTAGCTTCTTTCACTTGCTCATTGAGCTTGTTGTTCGTCATTTGTAGACGCATGTTACGGGACTCAACAATCTTCATCTGTCCCTTGAGTTCTTCTGAAACTCTGTATGCTTTTTCAAGCTGTGCAGCAGATACTCCTGCAACGTCTTCTGACAGGTATCCAGAGACGGCTTCCGCCACTCTGTCCAAAGCAACACGATGCTCAAGGATTTGTGGATCATCCAGAACATCACGCTTGGCATGTTCGTAGATTTCCTTCTCCTGCAAGCTGAGGAATCTGTCGAGCTTATCGACCATGAATTCCTTCATCTCTTTGAGCTTGTTGTCGAACTCATCATAAAGATCGACTTCAATGTCACTGTTCTTGGACTTCTCTCTCTGAAGTTCCTGATATGCTTCCTCGAAGCCTTCTTCGAGTGCTGACTCGAATTCCTCACGTTGTGTATCGAGGCGGTGCTTGAGTTCAGCAATGATTTCATAAGCTTGCTGATAGCCCTGCTCCATGACGGTTTCTTGAGCCGCCTTTTCGTCCTCGAATTCTTCGTAAGCTTCTTCGAGCTTTGTTTTGTATTCTGCCTTGAGAGCCTCGTTCTGCTGCGCCATCATGTCTTCGACGGCAGCCGTTACTTCAGAAACTTGACCGGCTGGAAGAATGTTCTTAAGTGCCTCTGTAATCTTGCTCATTAGCCTAACCTCGACTTAAATTTCTCTGATTGAGATTCGATAACGCCGCCTAAACATGCGATTAACAATTCTTTGTTAACAGTATCTATGCGGCTGCCCTCATTTTTAATTTGAGAGCTATTAGATTTACGGCTTTTTCTGAACTCGCCGATATGTGAATCCGTCACCGGAGACGAAATCACACTTTCTTTCTGGCCACTGCCAACGACCTTCTCTTGAAACGCAGAGAACGTGCTTGGATCAGCCACAGCATCAAACGTAATCAATTTGTAAGACTCACCAATTACCAAGATGCCGTCTTCATTCACCTTGCCATTACCAACGCCTCTGGAACTAATGCCTACTTTGATTCCGTCGTTGATAAGTGCTTTAAGAACCTTCCCATGAGGTGTGTTAAGGATTTCTCCTTCACCCATAAGAACGTTTCCATCCCACCACAACTTCGTCACAACGTGAGAAGCGTTAGCAAAGTGGATGATACTATCCGTTGGATGATCGAGTTCACCGATCAACCGTCTATCTTTAACACACTCCATTAGGCGTTGGAGATTTTCGTCAAGGACATCATACGGATACATTCTTTTGTTTTTGTTGACTGCTTCAGCCTCTTGGAATTTCCCTCGGAACTTCACGAGTCCACCGGGTGTGGTGGACTCGTGCATGTCCATTTCAAGGAAGTTGGCTCCACAGCAATCAACAAGTAACATGTTGTTATTCATTGATGCTCCTTAATTACTTATCGACTACGAGATCGGTTTCAGAACCGTCTTTCATCTTGTAGCCCGTACCACCGGGGCCACCAGCTTCTTGCGGAACGTAAGGATTGTTCAAGCCGGGCCATACATCGCCAGAAGACCATGTTGCCCAGTGTTGTCCGAACGTATCTTTGTCAACGCCTTTCTCGCCCTTCATTGTGTAATCGCCAAATGGCTTTGGAATGTAGGGGTTGCTAAGCTTCGGGAAGACTTCGCCACCGCCAGTGCTTGGAGATGCCCAAGAACTGTTACGGGCCTGCTCAGGAGCATTGCCCTTGTAACTCATATCGTCCTGCTTAATCATTGGTGCAGAATCACCCCAGTCGCCCGAGAAGTCCTTCGATGGTGTGTAACCATGAGCGGCTTTCTTGGCCATGTCTGGGTGGTCGCCCTGAACTGTCATGTGTGGTTTGTTAGAAACAATCCACTTGCCACTCTCAAGGTTGGTCTCAATAGCCAATCCCAAGAATTCAGCGGCTTCTTCTGCGAGTGTTAGATCAGGCTTGGCTTCGTCATTCAGTACAGATGCCAACTCATTGAGGTAGCTTGCTGCTTCTGATTTCAGAGCCTTGTCATTTGTGCGATCAGCCTTCTTCCATACGGTCTCAAGAGACTCGTACAAATCTTCGAAAACCTTTCTTTCCAGACCGAACTTGTTGTCGATAGCTGGGAAGAAACCTTCTACAACGTTCTTGAAGTGAACGTATGGGTGAACATTTTCGGAAAGATTCGTGGCTCTTGCGAGATGAAGAATCTGAGCTACACGATCTGTGTATGCTTCATGGACTTTGACCAAAACGCCTTCAGCCATGAACTGGCATGTCTCATCGTCGTAGTTTCTGTTGCCAGACTGCTCCAACGAATGACTAATCATGCGAGACAATTCGCTTTCTGTAACGTATAGTAGCTCTGGCCATGCCTGAGCTACATTCTCCAGAACCTCTTCAAGAGCTTCCTTGTCTGAGAATGCGTTCTGTCGGCGAAGGTCTGACATTGCCTTAGCGAACATATCGCTTTCAGCAAGTGAGAACGCCTTGTCTCGACCGCTCTTAACTCGCTTGTTAGCAAGTCTCCAATCACCTTCCATCAACTTGCTTGCATTACGCAGCTTCGAAGCTGGAATCTTGAGATTGGTTACACTGCCGTTGTCATCTGTCTTGGTGACAGACTCGGCAAGCGTGGGGCCGACTTTCATGTAGTTGATGTAATCCAACACGTTGTTGGCACAGATGTAAGCTTCTTCAAGCTCCTTGCCAGCAGCCTTGGCTTTCTTCAAGTTAGCCAATTTGTTGTCTTCATCGCCTTTCTTCTTACCAAAAGGCATTTTGTCCTTCTTGTCTTTGTTTCGTTTGCGATCACCCTTCTCGCCAAATGGCATTTTCTTCTTAGAAGGTTTATCGTCTGCATCATCGTCTCCATCGTCTTTTTCAGACTTGGCTACGAATTCAAAATCCTTAGCTTCTTTCCAGTTGACCATCTCAAGATAATCACTGAATAGACTTTGGGCTTTTGGTGCTTCATCCTTTAGGATGTGGTCCAACATTTCAGACAAGACGCCTCGCATCTTGGTTTTTCTGCTGGATTCGTCAATCACAAGCTCTTCGATATTGTTAAACGTCAGATGGTTGCCATCCATGTTATAAGAGGCGTGAACGAACGAGCCGTCCGTATTCTCAAACAACACAGTTGACTCTGTGAGTGAGTGAAGTTTAAGATGGTCTTCGCTCAATGCACGAGCTAGAATATCTTCTGCCTCCACCAACTCACGTTCAGCGTTTTTTACCGATTGATTGGCAATCTTATCGAAAGCATCTTGCTGAATGAGTTTTCGTCTCATATTACAACTCCTCGAACTTTTTCAATGGCTTCAAAGCAATCCGCAAAAGCTATTAGAACCTAAGATGGTTATTCTGATTGACCAACGTGTCCAGATTTAGGCGCTTCTGCTACTAGATAAGTATGCACCTGATACTCGTTTTTCATAAGAAAGGGGCAATTTATGGGACTATGGCAACAGTGGATTAAGAATAAGTGTCTTAAAGAACAGGGAGACCTGTCTCCAAATCCAGATCAAACCTTCAAGTTTAATAGCAATGATGCCGATTTCGGCGTTGATTATGACAATGTTAAACGAGAATTGTTTACTGTGGTTTGGAGCAAATACACTGATGAAGTAATGCAATTTATGAATGGCATTGCTCAGCGAGGGGACCAAGAAGTTGCGGCCCTTTTGCGAAAATTAGAAAAAGATGTAACTCCATCTCAACAAAAAAGACCAAGACACCCAGCGCAGGATGATGAGCTTAAACCACCTGAAGCTGATACTGGCCATGCAGATGGAGAAGGAGGCGATGAGTGACAGATATTTCGTTCAACAACTTTAAGAATCGCAAAGATAATCCCAATGAGGTTCCTCCACCCGTGCAATACAACCTACCCACAATGGACTTTAGCAGGGTAGGCGGTTCTGAACTCTTACCACTCTCAGATGAAGACCTAGCAACAACCGCCGCCGAGGATATGCAGAAGCACATGGATACTATGAAGCAGGTTGGATATAATCCTACCAAGCTGGGTACTGAAATGTCTGACGAGGAATTCAAGAAATTCCACGGCATCAATTGGTAGGCATAAAAAAGGCCCAGTACAAAATTTGCATTGTACTGAGCCACGGCAGGTAGCGGGCCTTGCCTTGATTTACTCTTGGACGCCGCCGCAATCTCCACATCGATTTACTCTGTGGTGCGTACTGGCATTTCTGTTGCGTTCCATTGAAAGTGAACGCATGTCGGAGAAGCTTTTCTTGACGTGACGGACAACTGGTTCCCTCACAACAACACTCTGAGCTTTAATTTCTGGCTCAATAACTTCTTTGGTTTCCACCAATTTGAAGTCATCGCTTTTCTCATCGAGTTCCTCGATGATAACTTCAACAACATTGCCATGTTGTTCTACATGTTCTTCGGCCATGATTTCTCCTTTGATATCCGGTTCGATGGTTACAGGTAATTCGACTTCCTCTGATTCGACTTCAATAGACTCCATTGGAGACTCTTCCGCAAAATCCGATTGGATGTCTTTGGGTTGCATGGATTTCGGGAAATTGAAGTTGTACAACCCATACTTCCTATCTCCCATCTGCACGACTTTTTTTTTCTTTCGGTGTGCCATTTCTACCCCTCTTCATTATGTAGTTTGCATCCTGTGATATTTCATAGAAGTAGTTTAATCTTAGCAATCAATACATAAGTGTTGGAGGTTTTTCTAAACGCACAGGAGGTTGTGATGACAAAAATTTGCCATTGTCCAAAGAACAAGAAAGAAGACAGAACCGAAGTAGAAAGAAAAGTCAGAAGCACAACCGTATCCGCATTGGAGATGAAGCCAGTTGTTAAAAAGGCAAAGATGGTTCATACTCACATTGGCGGAAGTAAATTTGTGACAGCGTTTCTTGGCTCTGCAATCGTCTTGCTAATGTTGGCCACATCGTGGCTTACTTACAGCAAGTTCAATGAGGGAAGTGAAATCGTTTATCACAAGCCAGTTGTTACGCATAAACAACAAGAGGTCAAACCTGACTATATCAAGAAAAGTGATGCGGAAGCAATGATGGTACAGATACAAGATCGCATCGACGGCCTAGAGCAGCAGATGCAAGTGTGGAACCACCGTGCATGGTTGTTGGCGTTGGCAGTAAATGAAAACGCCAACATTTCACAGGGTATTGACAATTGTTATCACAAGTGCTACCCACATAACGGATACATCACATTTGACAAGAGTTGGAATGTCAACAGACTTCCTAACACTATGCGTCTAACCGAAGAAGAGAAACGAAAAATACTCAACGGCGTTGAGTAAGAAACCCCAGAGGGGGCTGAGAAATCAGCCCCCTCTTTCATTGGGGTATCCACATATTGTGAATTTTGCCGAGGAACTCCTCGTTCACATCTGGCAATACCATGTCTCGTTCACAATGAGGGCACAATGCTGTGTTGCCCTTGTCTGTCCACAAAGTAATCTCTGAAACAGAGAAGGTTTTTAAGCAATTGAAACAACCACAAACGCTGGACTGCTCCAGCGATTTCCGATTGTTCATTGCTAACATAGGTGCTTTTGTTATGTCCATGACACACTTCTCTCAGTGGGGAAGTCCCACTCTTAAAGATCGCTGTAGTCGATGTCTTCTTCATCCATTTCAGCCGAGTAGTCTTGGATATCAAGATCAAATGCTTTGATATCTTCGTCGCTAGGTTCGGGCAAAGCGACACCGCCATTGCCTTGAGTTGGAGGTGGACCAGTTGGGGCTGGTGCTGGCGCACCACCCATTGGGTCTCCTCCCGATGGATCATTAGGATCAGCGTCCATGAATTTACGTTGTCCTTCTGCTCCCGGTGGCATACCGCCTTCTTCCCCTCCTCCGATCATCGGACTTGGGCCACCAGCTTCAGAACCAATTTCTGTATCATCTGGGCCGGGCAACCCGACGCCCAAGAGTTGTGGATTCTGTGCGATAATCTGCAACTTGAGTTCTTCAAGTTTCTGGAGTTTCAAACGAGCCAACATCTCTTTGGCTTCATCTTCTGTGTACTTCATCCAAAGAACCAATATGTCATAATCGCTCATCAACTGTGAACCCTTCAAGTTCGCAGCGTTATTCAATCTGTTGGTGATAACTTCTGCTCTTGTGAGTTCACGCCAATCGGATGGCGGTGTCATTTTGATTTCTAGGTCTTCATACGCTTCTTCTGGATAACCCAGAAGTCTCAAGTGGCGGTCGCAAATTTCCCAGAAGGAATCCTCGATGTGAGATTGTAGTCGCTCGATCATGCGAGCGAACTTCACATCTTGTGCCGACAATGCAATGCGTGTCGCCTGTGTGTCTTCGTTATTCCAGTAGCTCTTGGGGAAGTTCAGGGCCGTGAACAACTTGTTACGGAAGTACACGGTATCGTCGATCTCACCAAGGTTCTGGGCACCCGGAAGTGTCTCAACACGAGTGTTGGCATTGGGGCGAATTGGAATCCAGTAATCTTCGTCCGCAGCCGGGGCGTGCCATCTCTCTTCTACAGAGGAAGCCCCCGGCAAACCACCACCTCGACCACTGGCAACTTTCTTCTTCTTAAACTGGTCTTTCATTCTTTCAATGAAAGCTTCAGCTTTGTAAGGAGGCAATTGCTGTACATCGATGTAGAACACACGTCGTTCTGGCGCTCTTGTGAGACGATAAACCACCATGGCGTCTTCCATCATTCTTAACTGGTGTGCAGGTCCACGAGCGGCCTCAACCAATGAAACGCCGTATGGATAGAAGGTTTTTCGATCATCGCCGATCTTGACGTGAACCACTTGCTCTGGAGCAAATCGAATCGCCTTAGCTTGTTGAAGATCGGCCTCAGTCGCCTGTGTTACTTCTACTCTAGCCAGCGATTCATAGTCAGGGCCTTCTTTGGACTGTTGGAATTCAACCAACTTGCCCTTCGTGGTCTCCATGCGATACATGCTGTCTGGAGGAAGTGGCACGAGATTGAGTACGCCTTCTTTGGGATTGTCCAAGTTGATGACGATTTCCCAGAAGAAGTCTCCGTAAATGAACAATCGCTTGGCCATGTCCCATGTTTTCTTCTGATCGAAATTCAACATCTTGCGATGGAACAAAAGGAACTCAAGTTCATCTTTGATCTCTTGGCTCTTGCATTCGATCTTCAGAGGATGGCCTTCATCGTCTTTCTGACAGTTGTGAGCCACGCCCCAATTGGTACAGAAGTTCTTATGCTTTTCAACCGAGAGGTCATAGACTTCCATTTCTTTGTGTTCGAGGACTCCAACCACACGACGGCGATCTTTGTTTTGTCCCAGCCATTTGACTTCTTTGTTTGAAAATCCAGCACGTTCAATGCGATCACGAACAGTTCTGAAGTCATTACCTGTAAGCTTTGTAATTTGTCTGACAGTAAGACCTTCTGCAATCATGCGACAATACTTGTTGACCAGTTCCATTTCTTCAGACACTTCACCTGTAGTCCACTCGTTAAGCAATTGTCGTTCGTGAACCCAACCCTTTTGGTGTGTGTAAATGCGTGGGAACTGATTGTGTTTGATCTCTGTGAGATCGCTTCTTGCTGGAAGGCGATAGAAAGGCATCAAGAAATCCCCTTCCTTCAATTCTCCAGCTTCAACCCATTCAGAGTTTCTGGCAAGGATTCTATGATCTGGTGTGCAAATGAAGTGACTGCCATCATCCAAGATAACTTTGATTGTCTTGCGAAACCCCGTCATGCGAGGATTGAAAGCCCAACCAAGTGTGTAATCTTCTTTTTCAAAATCGTAGCAGTAAACAAGGAATCGGTCGGTTTCTTTCTCTGCCAAATCCTTGAGTGTGCGAGGGCCGTTTGGCGTTTCAATTTTTGTATTGCCTGCGAAACACGTCTCATCTGCGAAGACCGTCATGGCGTGTTCAATTTCTGCCATGTTACGAAGTCGTTCGTATTCTTTGTATCTGTGGACACGATTGGTGACTGTGGACAAATCCACGAAATCATTGGTGTCTCTTAATCTAACTGAGCCACTACCTCCACCCCATGATCCATCTTGACCAGCACGGATATCTGGAATGGCGTCTGGCTGTGAAACACCTGCTCCACCCAAATCCCGACGTGCCCTTTTCGACACTGGATCATCGGTGAAGGCGTATGTGAACACCTTGAAAAAATCATACCAAGCCATATTACCTCTTTCGGCGCATCGCCTTAACTAACTGTTACCCACATTAGTTATTAGGCAACGATGAAAAATCTCTACGTTACTCGACTAAGAGCATGAGAAAAGTTTTGTTCGTAATGACGCATTTGGGATCAGATTGGGAGGAGCTTCAAAAGAAGCTCAATTCTCACCCCAATATCGAGTGTTTTACCACTGGGAAGGGATATCATCATCCAGATGACCTTAAACAACTCGTGTGTCGTACACATAAGAGAGATAACTCGGCGGCAGTTTGGGTGGATTTTATTTTCCACGACAAGGACTTCTCATGCAAGCTTCTCTGTAAGCACTGCAAATTTCTCTACTGGTCGTGCAAATACGAACAGTGTCAAATGATTCCATTGATGATGCCAATGGCATATTATGACTACAGAATCAATGGTATGAAGGAATACTTCAAGCGAACACCAAATGCCTTATGGAATCCATCACTTGAAGGTGATCTTGTGTTTCGTTCCATTTGTGGATGAGAACACCAAAGAATCACAAGTAAATTCTTTACCTTCCCATTTGTCGGTCCCTCGAAACTTCCATCCCTTACCCTTCTTTACATAAGCGATTGTTACATGTGGTCGGTAAGAATCGTACTTGTTGGTGTGTGGAACCTTCTCTTTGAGAAGCTTGTTCAGCTTTCTTAGGTCATGACTTATAATGTGGATGACCACGACATCATACTTTTCTGGATTGGTGAATACTTCAACCTTTCCAAGTCGAACCTTGGGCAAATCTTCACCCTTGACAAGCTTTTCGACTTGTTCTGGAGTATCGGAATGCAATCCGTACAAGACTGTTGCGTGAATTTCATCCTCTCGCCCAAGACCGGGATCACGAGGCATAACGAATATCTCTCTGTCAGAAATGTTCGTTCGTCCCCATTGGATAATATCGTCTGCTATTTCCTTGGGAACATCGACGTGAACGGAGGAGTGGTCGTACTTTACGTTCTTCATACCTCTATAAATGAAAAAAGTCTGCCATTTCTGACAGACTTCTCTCGAATCCAATTTTTGTATTGGGATCAGAAGGGATAGAACTTCGATCTGTGGCTGTAGGTTTTAACCAAAGATTCGAGCATCAAATCATCTTCATTCTTCACAGATTCGGCATTCATATATGCTCCACTTGGGAATTGTTGCCGAGCAGCAGCCGCAGTTGGATGCGAATTGGCGGGCTGGCGTTGGGCGGCATTTGTTGTAGGTGGACCACCTACATTTGTTGCCCCGCCTGACATGCCTCGTTTTTTCATCAATTGCTGTTTCAGATCAGCTTGTTTTTGACCCTGCATTGCGCCACGGTCATTAGCAAACTGTGCAGCCATTGGGTCTTGACCATTTTTCACATTCACAGCAAAACTCTGCATTGATTTGACGGCTTTGTCATGGAACATCTTGGCAATCTGCCATGTGAATCGGTCGTTACTTTGCTTGGCCTCATCAGAAACAGACTTCAAGAAATCACGCATGGCGACTTGAAATTTGTCAGAAACAGACTTCACGGCAGTATCCGCACGACCTTGATGTTTGTGTGGTTGAGGTGCGGCAGCGGGTGCTTCAGGTGCAGCAGCAGCTTGTTGCTGTCCACCACCCATTCCAAACATTCCACCAATTTTTTGACCTAGGCCCTTCCAGAATTCATTAAGAAGTTCACCTTCATTGCTCATGTAAGGGGCTTTTAGCACGGTTGGGAGACCGACATTCTCCCAGTATTGTTCAAAGGGAACACCAGAAGTAGCAATTGCTTCACAAAGATTTGCATACTTGGAACCAAACGTTTGGTTGTCCCTGTTCTCGTTATATTCAAGAAATGTTTTGTACATATTTGTCACGCCTCCCAGATTCGTTACAAGTCTATTTAGTCTTGTAGAAACAAATCTGTTACTTCAGGTTGTTGTGGTTTTTTTCTTTTCTGCTCAAGTTTATCCAGTTCAGATTGTGTCTCTTCGATCATTTTGTTCAAAGCTTCAAGTGATCTCATCTGTGTTTGAGCAGACATTGGAGAGGCTGCCATGTTTGCTACCCCTGCTTCAATGTTACCCCACCAATTCTCATGATTGGTTTGAGTTACTTTCTTTCCTTCTTTTTTAACATGCTTTTCAACTCCTTCAATTGCACGTCTCACATGTACTTTGGCCTCAGAGAGACCGTGGCCATCTGGTATGGTCTTCAATGCCTGAGAGAGCAACATCCTTGCTTTGGCTAATTTTTCTGACTTATTCATGTCACCACCCGAACTCACGAAGCAGAGCTTCATTCTTTCTCTTGAATCCCGCTATGATTGCTGGGATATCATCTCGATTCACATTAGACAACAAGTCCAAATCATCTGGGTCAATCCAATCTTCTGGTGCATCCTTCGCAAGCTCTGATCTGATGCTTTCCATAATCTCGGCTTTGAATGTCTCTGAGTATTCTTCTTGTCCATCCAGACCAACTGGAACATTTCTGTTTTTGCTTTCTCTGGCATACAAAGCCAGACATATAGCCATGATTGCATCATCGTGGAAACCCTTGGATGCTTCTGCTCGTTTTGTCTGTGGATTCCAAATGAAACCTTTCAACTCTTTAATCACTCTTCTGCTACGAATCGCCATGCTTTGATTGAGTAATCGAGTCTGAAGTGTTTCAAGGTATTTAGGCCGGTTGCTCTTGGTTGTTTTCACTCCAGCCAAAGGTTTGCTGCCACTACTCGAAGACTCGAAGAGATTGTCATAAAAGAACTCATGTTGCAACTTTTCCAAAATTGTTAGTCCAGAGTTTTGAGATTCCACTACAATCAAGGCACTGTTGTAAGTTTTCCCAACCTGAGCGAGAATATGTGAGAATTCGTGAGGAGGACAAGTGTTTGAATAAAATTCTGCACATTGCTCGCAGGTCAAAGCGTCGATGATCTCGAAACAACTGTTGTCAGCTTCTTCCCCCATGCCTTCAGCACCATCCACGCCAATGATATATTCTCGGCCATCTACTGGTTCTCTCCAGATGTGAAGCGCACCTCGTTCCCAAGTAGAAATATCCATAACTCGTTCTTCACGAGCCTCATCCAGATTGTTCCATTTGGCAAACAGTTTTCGACTTGGTTGTAAATCTTGTATTCTCACGGCCAAGTCATTGATAATATCAGGTGGTATGAATGAATCGCCAGCACCTAGAAAGTCTCTCATAACTTCCTGTTGCCAGCCCTTTTCACCAAGCTGGGCACGAGTTGATTTCACCCAAGATGGATCGTTGTACTCGGGATGTTCCCAGTAATCCAATTCAATGATATGAAAGTCGTTTTCGCCCTTCTGTGCGCCGGTGAAAATGTCATAGTACCAGTTACCAACGCCATTAACTGTGGAAACGCAGATGCAGTGTCCACCAGTAGAGATGGTTGGGAACATAGCTTTCCAGTGCTTGTCCATCTGAGGTACGAACGCAGCTTCGTCCAAGATCAAATATGTGATAGCACGACCACGAGCAGCCTCGGGCGTATAGAAGAACAGCTTACATCCAGTGTCATCGAAGATTTTCTGGTGGTCATTGTTCTTTGACATCTGAGGCCGCATCCATTCAGGAAGCTCCTCTAAAGCTCTTTTAACAATTTCACCAGCGGCGATAGCTTCACGGTCAGATTTGGAGATAACCATGATTGTCTCATCCAGTTTGAAGAGACATCGCCAGAGTGACCAGATGACCGTTACAGTGGTCAGACCACCTTGACGGAATTTTGATAAGATGTTAAATCGGTAATTCTCATACTCTTCAATGCACCTTTTTTGGTACTTAAAGAGAATGAATGGAAGCAGACCCCTACGAGGGTGGGTGATCTTAACATACTTGTGACACCAATACGAGAAAGACATGGCACACTTGAGCATTTCCTGTTGTTGTCGCTCGACTGTGTATACAGATGTTTTCTCTAAATCCTCAATTGTTTCAGTCGGGTCGATCTGCTTTTCATACTTGTTGAAAGAGAAATACTTTGGATCGTATTCACTCTCATAGAATTGTTCGAGCGTTTTGTACTTCTTCTGCCATTCAAAGTCGATGTCCATTAACGCCAT